GCACCGGGAAGTCCCATCATACCACCCAGCGCACCCATGACGAGGATGCTGCGGGCAGCAGCCGGTTTGTTATTCCAGAGTGCGAAGAGTGTATTTTGCACGAAGGACTTAAAGACCAAGACGCTCTTCATCTTCCCGCGCATGAAGCGAGGCTGAGCGTGAGCGCCATATGTGAACTGCGTTTTCTCCACAATATCCTTCGCGGCGACGAAGGCCATCGCATTCTCATGCGTCCAGCCCTTCTGCGTCAGTCGAAGATATTGGCGCTCATGCGTTTTCAGAAGCCCCTTTACATACGGGTTCTGCGGATTTTCTTTTGCGAGTTGCCAAGCGGCTCGGAACGTGACACGTCTATTCATCTGCTCCGCGAGCTGGAACATGGTCGCAGCTTTTTCCAGCAACCACGTCTTACTCTGTTGCCACGTATTGCCGACGTTGCCCGTCAGATTATTCCCATTCGTGAGGCCAGCAAGTTCGGGAGCCATCGCTTCCGTGATGATACCTTCCTGCACCGCCTCATTGAGAGCTTCAATCTCCTCATCCGTCCCAGTCTTCGCCGCCTTCTCGAGGCTGGCTTGGCGATAGAACGTCGAGAGCTTGCGGCTGGCATTCATCATCGCGAGCGTTGTTTTCCGATCCCCGAAGTAGCTCGCAAGATACGGATACGTCATAACCGGCATCTGCGTGAGGTTGACCATTGCCGATGCGGCGTCGAAACCGAGGTGCCACACGAACGCGATGTTGCGCAGGATTGCGAAATCCGGCGTCGGGTCCATCAGCTCCTGCAAATGGTCGGCCATGAAGTTGCCGATCTTCTTCCGTCGCGTTCCATCCGGCATGAAGTCCGCCTGATGCTGCACATGCTGGATATGTTTCCGCAACTTGTCCACATGCTTCACACGTGCCATATGGTTTGCGCCGTGGAACATGTAGTTGGCATACGCCCTCTGGAAATCGAGGGAGTAACCACCCACCCTCCTCTTCCGCTGGAAGCGATGCTTGAAGCTCTGGGCTGGAGACAGCTGGAACTTGAGTTCCTCGAGTTGCGACTTCTGCTCTTCGCTCAACTTAAGCTTCTCATTTATCATGTCGAGCAAACCCGGGGGAAGTCCGAGGAGAGGACGGCTCTGAGCATTCAGGGCCCCAAGCCTCACGACTTCGCCGGGCTCCTTGAGGAAGTTGATGCGCTTGAAGGCGGCGGCTCTTTCCCGCTCACTCTCAAAGGTCTCGAACCAAGTCACCCTCCCATCTGCATCGCGGACGGTGATTGTGAGGTCTCCGAAACGCATCGCGGGGAAATACGGAGCTTTACCCATCCGGTTGATCTGCTCGTCGATGTCTTGCAGACGCTGCGCCTGAGCAATCGGATCAGTGAGCTTCCCGGCTTCGAGAATAAGCAACTCCTTATAGCGATTGAGGGAGCGACCGAAGTCGCGGATAATGGTCCGCACAACGAGTCGACCTTCGCGGGATAGCTTGTACTTCTTCGCTATCTGCTCGAACTCATCCTGACTCGGCCACCTTGCAATTTTCTTCCGCCTCTCTTCCGGCGAAAGATAAACCATGTTCGACATATCATCAAGCGTTGTGCTAACCGCATCTTGTTGCCTCTTCGGTAGCTGCTTCCACTGCTTCAGAGTCCCGAGTGCTTCATTCATCCAGCCCGCCTTTTCGAGCTGCATCAACGCCACGTCCTCCTTGTAGAGTTGGAGGCTCCGAATGTCGCGATTGCGTGCCGCCACTTGAGGCAGCGAGAGCATCCACTTATACATCCAGTTGAAGCGATCATTCATTGCGAGCGAGGCATTGACGCTCTTGGGAGGGCGTCCGCCGAACATGCGGTTGACCATCGAGCGGAAGAAGCTCGTCTCCGGTTGTTGCGGAACTGCCGTTACTCCCGCAAGCCCATCGGCTTCGAGCGCAGATTTATTCCGCTTCCTCGTCTCGATCTGCAGGTCGGTCATGACGGGTTGCCCAATCGGAATGGGCGAGGCGATGAAGCTGTCGAGCCAATTCGCCATAGCCTCGACCGGCTGGAAGTGCAGTCTCAACTTCTCCGACATCGCTTCGAACAGGACACGCAATCTCTTGCCGAGTGCAGAGAAGAAATTGTCGACAATAGAGATCGGACGTGCTTTCGTGGTCGCCCACTTTGCGACCTGCTCCGCAAACCACTCGTCGAAGCTGGCCCAATACTCGGGACGGTCCGACTCCATTGCGGTGAAGTTTGTCCACGCCTCCGTCACTCCGAGCACCTTGACGAAGTTGGCCTTCCGCCGCATAATATCCTTCACTCGATCATTGAGATCGACCGTCTCCCTCCACTTCGTATACGCGGCATTGACGGCGAGCTGCACTTCCGCCGGAGCCCTCTTGAATGAGGTGAGCGCAACGATGTGTCCGAACTCGTGCATCACAGTCGCATACGCAGCCTCGGCTGTGGCATGATGCGCCGGTGAGACGTTTAATACGAACACCTCGTTATTCCCAAGGGGCTGCACAAATCCGAAGCTGCGATGGTTGAAGAGTTGGAGATGGAACTTCTCTGTAATCCCCATCTCCTTCGCAATCTCTTGCGCAATCTGGAAGGCGCGCTTGATTGGGGGCACCACTCCATTCGGATCGGGATTTGCCAGAAGCAGATCGTCCAACTCCGTCTTTGTCTCCGCAACACCCCAGCCTTCGGGAGCCTGCGCGAAGAGAGGCTGCCCCTGTTGGACGCTGGAGACCATGAGTGGATTAACGTCGATGTACCAGCTATCCAGCCGCTCCGTTAACCCCATCGGATCATTGAAGTCGGCAGGATACTCATACCTCGTCAGACCCATATCCGTCCCGAACTTGCGCGCATACTTCCTTGCAATCTGCGGGAGCATCTTATCGTAAAACTCGCGCATTCCCTGCTGACGAGCGCGATTGATTGCAAGCTCTTCCTCGTCAAACCGCACTCCATGCTCGTTGGTCGTCTTGTCGAAGCCATACCTCTTAATATGCACATCGGATGGTGCCCACGAGATACGATCAAGCCCACGATCCGCCGCCTCTCGAAGCATCCGCTTGAAAGCGAGTTCGGCCCAGCTCGTCTTAAAGGGAGCATCCGGCACCGCATTCGGTTTGCTGTCCATAGCCGTGCGGAAGTAAAGCTCAAGCTCCGCAACAGCAGCCTTCGCTTCTTCCAGAGTTCCGGAGCTTTTATGCCATTTCCCTCGTTCGTCTTGGAACCACCACAACCCATTTCCATTCGCAGGAGCGCGTGACTCATCGACTGTCAGTTGCGGCGGCTTCGCCTTCTTCTGATATCCAACACTCCGACCTTGCTGGTGCCAGTCACTCTGCACTTCTTCAAGAAACAGGTTGCGCTTCCCGTCCCAATCAATGCGTTCTGTCGATCGGACGTGCGCAATCACATTCGGATCAGTCCAATGGTTGTTGTAGAAGTTCTCCGACCTGTCAATATCCTTATACCTCCCCTCTGCATCATGAACGACCTTTCCCTTGTCGGGAAGCTTTAGAAGCCATTCGCGGTAGTTCTGCCCGCCCGGAACTGTATACTGCTCATAGACCGGATTAAACTTGTCCAGCAGCATTCCCGGAGGCATGTCGCGAGAGGACAAGAATTGCGTGGTAAGATCGTCCCGCTCCTGCCGAGTAAGAGAGACCTTCTCCTCAATCCGAATCTGATTTTCCTCGATATGATCGAGCAGGTCCTGTTTAGAGACTTTTCCACTCGCATCGCGCAAGTAGTCCGGAATGCGGAGCCAGTCAATCTCCTCTTCCTTGACGCCCGGCGCATTGCGGATCATCGCCTCCCACTCTTTCGCGGAGGCCGAGTTCGCTCCCTTCGTCTCCACGATCCTCTTCACATTCGAGTAGAACGGATCACGGACAGCACCGCTCGTCGACATGAGTGCATCGACGCCCGGTCGAATGATCTTGTCCTTCGGGGTCATGCCGAGTTCGACGCTGCGATCCGGCAACGGAGCGGCGGGCGGCAAGCCAGCTTCGGCCGGTTGACCTTGCGGCTCTTGAGACGAAACGGGGGTGTCGACCGGAGCGCCTTGCGAATGCCGCTCAGCTATTGCTCCGATCGACATGTCGAGGGTACTTGTAGGCAGCGAAAGAAGTCCCTCGGCGGTGATAGCAGACGGATTTATCTTCCCGTCCGCAATTAGCTGTGCAGCGCCTTCACCCGCTGCCTCGGTAAGCATATCGGTTCCGGTGCCAAGACCAGCTCCCCCAACCCGTTTAAAGACGGATGCGTCAGGGGTCCAGAAACGGGAGGCAACTTTTCCTCCCAACCTTCCGCCGATAGCATCGAAAAGTCCAATTGCACCGGCTCGCTTCGTCGCGTACCAGTGAGCCTCGTTTGCGAGGTCTTTGTCATTGAGTGCTGCTTCGAGTGCGATTGGGTCACGACTATTTACTCCCTTCTCACGGAGATAGCTGAGATACGTATTTCCATATTCGCTTACTGCCGAGCCCAAGCCAGAACCGACAGTAGCTCCCGCAACAGTTCCCACTCCCGGTGCGACAGCAGAACCAGCAACGCCCAGACCAAGGGCACCAGCTGCAGAAGCAGCAGACGCCGGTATACTTTCAGCTGCCAGATTAAGGGAGCCTGTTGGATTAGAGAAAATATCGACCGCAGAATTCCAGAAACCACCTCCATCATTGAGCGCACGTTCGAGTTCAACTTGTTCAGGACTCTTCGCATATAAGTCTGCCTCTGCACCTTGCTCTGCCATAAAGCGAGCAGCTGTCGGGGCGTCGAGCATTCCTGCACTAAAACCAACTGCACCTCCACCTGCCTGCACCTCATTCCATCCCCGACCGATAGACGCACCGAGTCCGCCCAAGAACGTCTGCTCTTGAGGCTGGGCCGGTGTGGGATTGGTCGGAGAAGAAGTCATCCCTTGCGGGATCAAGTCGGCGAAGGCATCGGCTTCTGGGCCTTGCGGCGTACCGCCCTTCGCAATTGTCGTAGTCTGTTCGGGAATAAGGTCGGCGAAAGGATCACTACTTCCCTGAGGTCTTTTCTCTACGACAGACGTGTTCTCAGGGATGAGGTCGTCAAAGATGCCAGCCATTTAAAGCCCCGTCGGATCAATGCCACGTTCACGAAGACGCTGGATCACCGCATCTCGCGGTGCGCCCCGTTGTATTGCTTGCTTAGCCTGTTCCAGAAGCGCTCCGCCCTGCGACGGCACTTCGGCCGGAGGACCATTAGGCGCAACAGGAGCTGGTGCAAGCGGATCACCCGGCACCGCGGCACCGCTCGCCTTCTGGTATTCGGCGTATTGCGCCCGCAGACTTGCCACCCTGGACGGATCGCTGAGCCACTGGCCGACGAGGACATCTGGGTCTTCGAAAGAGGTCGGATCGACTTCTCCGGCCGCAATCGTTTTGACCCAATTTTGGAAGCCCTTCTCGTCTCGAGCTTTGGCAGCCCACATCTGGGCCCACGTCGGCTGCTTCCGACCACCGCTTCCGCCAGCCGCGAGTCGACTTGTACGAGAAGTTTGCGCTTCGACAAGATCAAGCCTCCGCCGATCGAGTTCCTGGTCAATCGACTCACCCTCGGCCTTCTGCGTCGCAAGCACATTGCGATCTCTCGCGCTCGCACCCTCACCAACCGCATTCGCAAGATGGCCGAGCGTGCTATTCCCACCTTGCGGCTGGAGCGCTGCGATGGAGAACTGCAGAAGTGCAGATTTGTTTTCGGGCTGAGCCAGCCAATTTCCAACGCCGCCAAGCATTAGCGACCTCCGAGTAGACCGGGAATATTATTCGGCATCATGGACATAACGAGCTGCAGAAGCTGACCTTGGTCAATTCGCTGCGAGGGCTCTGGAGCTTTCGGCGAGTAGATGCGCTGCTGCTCACTTCCACCACTCGGGCGGACACCCGACAGCGCACTTCCGACCTTCTGCATCGCAGCCGAGGGATCGGTTGGTGCTACCCCTGCCTCTCTGAGAGGTCCAGCCGTACCACCTGTCGAGCCTGTGGGCTGCAACATATCCCCCTTCGCCGCCGAGTTACTCACAACTGGAGTCGAGGGCTGGATGGGAGGTTGGACGGGAGGAGCCATCCCCGTGGCAGGAGGAACCGCCACTCCATTGTTCGGCACAAGTGCAGCCGGGAGCGCCGGATTGAGCATCAACTGCGACGTCAGGTTGGGATGCTGCAACCCTCCCGCAGGTCCGACTGCCGCATTGAGCATCGGGGGAGCGAGACTGGCAGGATCAAAGCCACCGAGATTCCAAAGCATCAGTCACTCCATTATGTGAAGGCGAGAAGATTGAGGGGCATTCCGGCTGCTCCGCCCGCTGCACCGGCCATCATTCCGGCGAACGGATTGAACATCGAGAGGCCGAGACCGGCAAGTCCCAGTCCCGTCGACAATGCGCTGTTGCCGCCACCACTTGCACTCGTGGTTGTCGAGCCCCCCGGAATGCCGCCCACGAGAGCCGCCAACTCTTTGGCCGCAAGGAGGTTCATCATGCTCTGCGCATTCCCCTGTCCGGCAAGTGCCTCAGCCATCGCCCTCCGCTGCGCGCCGACTGCATCGAGCGTACCAGCCCCGGCCGTCTGCGCGCCCTGAATAGTCGGCAGAAGGGCCTGAGCCTTGTTCATCGAGTCTAGTCCAGCGTTGTATCCTTCGAAGGCGATTTTGCTGGAAGCATCTCCAACGGCTTGCTGGGCTCCTTGAACTGCGAGGCCTTCGGCAATTCCTTGCCTGCTTCCTCCGTAGCCGCCCGCTGTGATTGCGTTACCCCGGAGCGCCGGAAGCGTCGATTGATTGAGTGTACCAAGGATGGGCCGTACCGCTGCATCGATAGCTCCTTTTAGTCCAGGGTTGGTGTTGGGATCGAGGACGGAGCCGTCGAGCATGAAGCCCGCTCCAGCTGCCCCCTTGCTTGCAAGACTATTCTGCACTCCCGCAGCGCCGGTCGCCATGTTTTGCGCCTGCTTCTGGAGCGGATCGAAGCCCTGCACCGGAACAGGCTTCGGAGGATTCGCTGCAAACTGCTGTGCGAACGGCATCGCATAGGAGAGAAGCTTGCGCTGCTCCGGGCTCAGCTCGACCTTTGTGGTCTGTTCAGTATCTCCACCACCACCCATCTTAGTGCCTCGTCTTGTTGGTGACACGGCGCGAATAATGTGATCGGACGTACCGATATCCGTAGGGGCGGAGCATTCGCTCATATCCCTTCCGCCCATATCCATCAATATACTTCGCACCGACTGTCACTGCGAACTGCTCCAGCTTCTCGTCGAGAAGCCTTGCCGCCTCTTCCAATCCCTCACCATACATCCAGAAACACGTCAGCCGTCGACCGGCCGGATAGTCATGGAAGCTGATGAGAGTGAGGAGGCAAAAATTATCATCCTTCGCTGCACCCATGAGGAAGAACTTCTCATGAGCCAACCCGTCGAGGATCGACTCCTTGGTGTAAAACTCTTCCCAAAGCTCTTTCGTCACATCCAGAGCTTCGTTGATCTGAGGCCAGAAGTACGCGATTTCGTCATTCGACAGAACGCCGACGTACCAGCGATCCACCGTTCCAACCTTCGAAGCTTCAAGCGCACCGAGCATGGCTCACCCCAATTTCACCCAGGAAGAAGCTCTGTAGCCGTAATATCCTGCACCACTTCCGGGGTCCCAATCTGTCCCGTCTGCGAGGACGATCATGCCCGGATAAACTTTCTTCGGCTCTCTGTGGAGTTCGCGGATCAGCAAATAATCTTCCGCGCGCTCAACCCCCAACTCTTTCAGTTCTTTACTTGTATACTTTAGTGCGGCGTCTGCGTGACGATCACCTAAAACGGGCGGTTTAGTGGGCTGTCGTGCCATCAGAATTCACTCACTTGTTCCATCTGGACATCGTAGCCGTCAATCCTCCACGGATCATCGCTGAGCGACGAATACTCGATGGAGATAACCCGCCCACTTCCCTCTGCATCGACGTAGTTGTGAAGCGCCGGATCATACTCCATTGGGGACTCCCACGCCGTCGCCTCGCCGATCTTATCCCGGAAGCCGACGCGCACGTTGCACGCCGCCCCCTCCGTTTTCGGCCACACTCGGTCGAACTGCTTATATGTCGTGAAGTCAGTGATCGGAACTCGCTCCCTCGTTTCACCGAAGATGCCAAGAGCTTCTCGCTGCACCGTCCATCCGAAGCTCGCACCATCTCGCGTATTGCCGCTGTCGAGCTGCACGAATTTCTCATCGCTCGTCTTGCAAGCTACGAGCTTCCGACGATTGGACCGTTCCCACGGGCTCGTATCCCCGTCCCAGGTGCCAGTATCCGCATCCCACGTTCCGTCTCCGGCACCCTGAATATTCCCGATATCGACATTTCGGAAATCCACATCTGCTTCACTGAAAGCCCCGAGCTGCATATCCCGCGAGTAGTTCCAAATGAGCGCCCGATTAGGATGCTCCATTCCAGACTCGGGGTAGCAAATCCAGATTTCCTTGAAGAGCGGATTGGAGAAGACGAAGGAGTTGTGGTAATTGTCCGTGTCGAGTGCGTTGAAGAGCGTCTTGCGAAGGCGACGATCCAGAAGCCCCCAACTGGTATTTCCATCATGCACGACGACATCATCCTGCGTGAGGATAACATGCTTGAGACCATCGTCCGTCAGAGCTACACAGCGAGGAGCGAGGAGTCCCACACTTTCGAGGAACGTATCGTCGCTGAAAATATTCTGCCCGCCGATGTAACGGAGGCGGTGGGTGCTCGACTCCTTGTAGACGAACATCTCACCATTGAGCGGCTGTGCGTCGAGGATCACGCCCGCATTGGCATCCGACAGCTCGAACTCGCCGCCGTCGAAATTGGGATCGTCGACCGCGTAGCTCGACGGAACGGAGCCCGGATCAGCCGGGTGCGCCCAACGAATTCGATGGGGGAAGTTGTCACCATCCAGCGTGACGTTGAACATCATGAGGAATGGGCCGAGGCTACGCATGATCTTCGCCCGCAACGTCGCTGGCCAGTCTGGCAAATCTGCGAGCTGGGTCGTGAGCGCATAAGAGGCCCAGTATTGCGGAACGTCCACCCCATTGTTGAGGATCGGAATGCCGCCGAGCATCGTACCATTCAACTGCCGCGTCTCGGTTGCGGTGTAGTCCCCGGATGCCCGAGTGATCTCTGCATGATCCGTGCCGTCATACGCGTATGCCTTCGTCAGTGACATGTAGAGCCACCACAACTGCACATTCGAAGGCACAGGCATAAGGAAGTGCGGAGCGTCGAGCGGCGTCCCGAACACCTGCTCATAGCCGAGCAGCCGCTCGATACCCTCATCCCGGAAGCGGACGTTGTTGAGAATGGTCCAGGCTTCGGGCGGAAGCTGCCACGGCCTCATATCCTTAACGAGGCCGACAGCATTCAGATTATTTATGCTCGTGTTACGCACGGTTGCGAAGCTCCGTCACAGTTTCATGGATCGCGTTGAGTGTTGCCTCTTGACTCGCCTGCTTCTTATCGACTTGAATAACCACCTTCGCCACTTCATCCATCTTCTGCTCCAGAGCTTTCATATGCTCCATCGTTGCATACGACTTCATCATATCCATTCTCGTCGCTTGCAACGCTTCGTTGAGAATGCCGTAGGCTTGCTTCTGGAGTTCGAAGGCGTCCATGAGTTCGTTATTCCTTTTCTCATTGTCCTCGATCCTCGTGACGAGACGTGTGATCCACGCGATGGTGCCGATGGCAAAGGTAATGCCACTCACCAGCGTCCCAACCGTCACAGTCGTCTCGAAGTCGAGTCCCATCACCCATTACCTTTCCAGCCGCACCACTCTTCCCCTTTGGATGTGTACTCATCATACCAGTCAACACTCGCCTGATCGAACTTCTCATACGCGGAGCGATTGACAGACGGCTCTTTATTCGTCTCGCACCACGCCTTCTTGAACCACCCACTACCCGTCGTGCACGAAGCGGCCGCCACGCTTACGACGCTCAGCAGGAGTGCGTTGGCGAGACTTCTTTTCGATAGCCTGAGACTCCTTGAGAACTTTAGCATTTTCTTTCTCCACCTTCTTCTTCGTATCCGCCGCACCTTCGTTGTAGCCCTTCTGCTTGATCGTCTTCAGGGCCATCGGAGCGCCGACTGCGAAGGCGACACCGAGTGCCAGCTTCCAGTTGCGCGTGAAGTAAAAGGTTGCACCTCCCGCCACACCTGAACCGAGCAGAGCGAGAGCCGCAAAGACATACCACGGAATATCATCGAACATATGCACCTCCTATTGCTTGAGTGCGTCAGGCACCACTTCCAGAGCGGTGCGGGAGCGTGTGAGCTTCTTTGGATTGACACCCGGAATGCTCAGCTCGCAAATGGCCTTGGCCTCCATCCGGCGATTGACAAGACCTTTCACAGTCTTGCCTCCCGCCTTGATGAACCACGCGAGAGCTTGACAAGCACCCATCCAATCCTTCGCCGCAGCTCGAACCGCAGCTGTCGACTTGCAGAAAGCCCCCGTCCCATAGTTGTATGCCCCCTCGACCATGGAGAGGTACAGGCCGGGAGGAGCTTCGGCTGCCTGCTCATATCCGATGCAGCGAGCGACCTCGGGCTCGAAGTCATTGGCAATGCGATGAATGAGCTTCTCATCACATTCCTTCTTCGTCGCCGTTTGCCCCGGCCGGACATTCAGAGTCTCGCCGTAGCAGATCGTCCAGACGCCGACAATATCCTTATACGCCTCGGTTTCCAGACCCTCCCACTTCGCAACGAAGCCAACGGTCGAGGCGCCGAGCGAAGTGATGACGCCGCCGACAATGAGGCGGGAACGGAACTTCGGACTGGGAGCTTTCTTCGGAGCCTGAGCCATCATTCATCTCCCGAGAGGTTGACCTGCGGCATGACGCGGAAGATGCCAGCGAGCAGGGACGTAATCATCGCTGCGCCGAGAAAGAGGCGAGGAGGAAACCAACCCTCGCCGAAGCTCAGCACGGCCAGCTCCAGTGTGCAGAAGAAGGAGGTGGCAACCACCATCCTGAAGCTCCACGCACGCTTAAGAATTTTCTTCCACCGAGGGTCAAGCTGCACCTGCAGCGACATACCCGGCACTTTATTTCTTGCCATGATTGCCCCCAAGAGTTAGAGCTTAATGTGCCTTAATCACCACATTCGCGATGATTGTCGGCTGCACGTTGTTATGCGTTTCATCATCACCCTCGAACGAGGTACGACCAATATCCGCACCGCCGCTGGTGCCAGTGATTTCATAGTCGAGGTTGACGCCTTGACCATTTCTGAAGCGAGCTTGGTTGCTATCGCCCAACGTGCCGGTGCCAGAATTATTGTCGAACATAAGATGGTAGTGGCTCGGCATCTCTTCATAGATAAGCGCATGCGACTCGGAGCCACCAGTACCACCGAGGTTGTCGCCGTTCACACCACCATCGTGTCCCGTGAGTCGGTTTGCCGACACGGTGCCCATGTTGTCCTTGCCCGCAATCACACGTCCACGGACATCAGGAACCTCGAACGTGGTTGAGCCATCGCCAGCCCCATAATACGTCCCGTAACGGGCGAAGAGTGCGGGGAATGTCGTGCGGCTGAGGAGTTGCCCGTAGCTGTACTCCCACCCGGTAGTCGGTTTCGTCTCAGCGAAGTCGAACATCGCGAGACCAGCCGGAATGACGCGGTTGATGAGAGATTGCAGCGGATCAACATCGCTCACATAACCGAACGAGTAGAAGGCGCGCCAAGTGTCGCCGGTCCAGTAGATACGAGCAGCCGTCCACTGCGACGAGATGCGGACATTGTCCAGTCCATTGATCTGCTCCGTCCCCGGCTCGAAGACGACCGCATTGGTCGAGCTGTCGGTCTTCTGGACTGTGATATCCCAACCTGCGTCGTCGGCCGTGAGCGTTGTCGGAAGGGTGACGGTGATTGCCCCTCCACTTGCATCCGCCGAATATCTCGTATGCTGTGCAGCCGCAGCCGGGCTCACGTCGCCCGTAATCGACACCGCCTTGTGGCGGCGGATCGGTGACGTGGCGTCGGGGAAGGTGTTGCGAAGCACATCTTTAATAAGCCGGATGTGGTTGTCGCCCTGTTGCTTCTGATCTCCGCCAGCTGGATTGGTGGCGACAAGGTCTTGAATGTAGGTTGCGGTCTCGAGTCCCATTACTTGCTCCCCATCCGAAGTTCACGTCCAGCGAGTTCACGCTCCACAGTCCCGGCAATCACCTGCTTCTGCCCCTCGTTGAACATCTGGAGGAACGTGGCGGCAGCATCCGCATTTCGAATATCGCGAGCAAGCCGAATTCCCGCATCTCCAATAATGTAATCGGACGCGTACTTCAACCACTCATTCTCTTCGTCGAGGGCGATCGGATCATCCTTCGCATGATAGTCCCAATAGAGCGTATAGACGTCATCCGGTGTCGGGTAGAAGCGGAACTGCGTCTTTTCGAGCACGTAGCTCCTGGGACCGCCCGTGAGGACTGTCCCACCCGTCTCGGTGTAGTAGGCCACCAGCTCCGGCGAGTCAGCCTTCGTCAGCGTCTTGACGGGGATCAGGCTGTCATCGAGAAGCGGGGTGTAGCGAAGCAGCGAAGTGCTAGTGTCCGTTTCCTTGATGAAGTCGTCCGGGAGTGCAACGGTCGCCACATCGGCCGTCGTGACAATCGTCGCATTATGTTGAAGGAGGAACCAAGGTTGAGTGCGGCTGACATCTTCTGCACGCTTTTGCGCTTCGCGCAATTCGAACAGGCACTCAGCATCGAGGTTGCGTCGGAAACCAAGCCGACGTTTCATAAGGTCTACGGCTTCCGATCCAAGCATTTTCCACCTCGAAAGAAGAAAACCGGGCGCTTTAGTTTGGCCAAAACGCCCGGTTTATTATTACGTCCCCTGGACCACTCCGGCCC